GAGTTAAGAATCGCCAAAGGAAAGCCAAGTCAAGACGACTGCGAACACAAACTTATAGAAACCAAGATAATAAAGAGATGCAAAGTTTGCAAAAAAGTATTAGGTTATGAAATCAAAAAAGGATAATAAATATATAACTCTCAATTTTAAATGTGTATTATGCAAAAAGACTAAATGGTGTGTTGAGTTTAAGTCTGGCGAAGAAACTATTAACCAATCATTAGGAATAGTTAAGGTAATATATACTCATTTATGTAAGGATTGTATAAAACAAATGTATAATCAAATAAAACAAAAATAATACAAACAAAAGATTGGGGATTTAAAAAATAAATAAAAAAACTTATGGAAAAAAAACAAATAGCAACTTATTTTTTAATCACCTTACTAATAGTTTTAGTAATCGGCACAATCGCCTTTCAAGTTGGAGGTGGAATGAAAAGTAAACCAGTAGGAACGGCTACAAGCACATCACCTTTTACAGAGCAAGAGAATAAAGTAATAACAGAATTGATGAACAACACCACAGAAGAAAAGTGGGTAAATTTAAGAACATCACTTACTAACTCTATTGAATATCAATCATTGATTAAGATTGCAGATATGTCGCAGAAATCTGCTGGCAATGTAGCTCAAATACCTTTTGAATTTCAAGGAAAAAAATGGCAATTAAATTGTGGATTGATTGATTTGAATCAACCGATACAACAGCCACAACCACAAGCACAGCCACAAGCAACGACAACGGAAAAATAATTCACATATTGACTTTATCTTAAAAGTGTGCTAATTGCAATCAAGAGGGGAGCTACATTCTTTGTAGCCCCTTTTTGTATTAGACATCGTATAACAAAGCATTGTTTATTCTTATCTGTCCCAAGTCGGGGGAAGCAAATATATTTAAAAAACCTACGGGTATTGCTAATTAGCCCTGATAACAGACAGGGACAGGCAAAAGTAAATTATGATAGAACTATGACAGAAGACCAACTCCATCGTTTTAATCTTATAAGAAAAGATATAAAAAGCGGACTTTCACTTTATAAAGAACACGGACTTTATTATGCCTATTTAGAATATCAAAACAGATTAGGCAAGTTTTTAAAAATCATCAGTGATGGAAAACTAACTGATGAACAAGCAATAGAAGACTTATTAGAAAAATTACCACAAGAATTATATGGCAAAAGTAGGAAGACCAATAAAATTTAAAAGCAAAAAAGAATTAGAAAAGAAAATAAAGAAATACTTTAACGATTGTAAAAAAAAGAAAAAGCCATTAACTATTACAGGACTTGCTGTATCACTTGACACAAATAGAGAAACATTGCTTGACTATCAAGATAAAGAAGAATTTTCTGACACTATAAAAAGAGCAAAGGAAATAATACATAATTGGACAGAAGAGTATTTATTTACAGGAAAGAACCAAACAGGTGCAATATTTAATCTAAAAAACAATTATGGTTGGAAAGATAAAACAGAGCAAGACATAACAAGTGGAGGAAAACCAATACCAATATTAAATGGCACTATTTCAACTAACAACAGCAACAAAGAAGATATTAGCTCTTAAAAAAAGAATAAGAGCAATACAAGGCGGAACATCAGCAAGTAAGACAGTAAGCATAGTTCTTTATCTTATAAACAAAGCACAAAGCGAAGATAATTTAGTTATAAGCATTGTATCAGAAAGTTTACCCCATTTAAGAAGGGGAGTAATGCAAGACTTTTTACTGATAATGGATAACCACAACTATTTTAAAGATAGTAGGTGGAATAAATCAGAGTTTACTTATCAATTTGAAACTGGCAGTAAGATAGAGTTTTTCAGCGTTGACCAACCAGAAAAGGTAAAGGGAGCAAGAAGAGATATACTTTTTATCAACGAGGCAAACAACATACCATTTGAAACATTTAATCAGTTAGAGGTAAGAACAAAGAACGAAGTATGGCTTGACTGGAACCCTACCAACGAGTTTTGGTTTTATAGCGAATTACTAGGAAAAAGAGAAGACATTGACCATATAACACTTACTTATAAAGACAACGAGGCATTAGACGAAAACATTGTTAAAACGCTTGAATTAAGAAAAGGAAACAAGAATTGGTGGAAAGTTTACGGAGAAGGACAATTAGGAGAAGTAGAAGGCAAGATATACAAAGACTGGCAGATAATAGACCAAATACCCCACGAGGCAAGATTGGAGCGATACGGATTGGATTTTGGATATAGCAATGACCCAACAGCAATAGTAGGAATTTATAAATACAACGGAGGATTTATTTTAGATGAGGTTTGCTATCAAAAAGGATTAAGCAATAAGCAGATAGCAGATATTTTTAACAACTTACCAAAGGCATTGATTAAAGCAGATAGTGCCGAACCAAAGAGTATTGATGAAATAAAAGGATATGGACTATCAATTTTACCAGCACACAAAGGAGTTGGAAGCGTAAATCAAGGAATACAATTTGTCCAAGACCAACGAATATCAATAACAAAAGGAAGTGTTAATTTGATTAAGGAGTATAGAAACTATCTATGGCAGACAGATAAAGACGGAAAAGTAATAAACACCCCAGAAACAGGATTTGACCACTTAATGGACGCTATAAGATATGGTTTAGAAGAATACATAGAAAACAAAGACAACTCAATGGAGATATTTAAACAAATGCAACAATATCAACAACAAAATCATAGCGATTACGAAGGTAAAAAAATACAACAATGGCAATAGACACTTTAATTACAGAGAAAGCATATAAAGCCTTTACAACAGGCTTTTCTTGCGAGGCAAAGGGAAAGCAAATGAAGGAATACACCAAGAATATTGATATGTATTCTAACAAGCCAAAAGAGGAGTTATTAGGATTTTTAAGCTTTCCTTTAAATAACTTTTCTGGATATGTAGATACTTATGTATCCCGTATGCCACGCTTGAAATTTGTTTTTAAATCAACAAAGAACGCTGATAATCAATCAGTTGCTAAAGTTAATGCACTAGCAGATAGAGATAGAGGAATACAATTTGCTAACTATGACCAGATAAACAGAGGAGTAAATAAATTTGCTACGATGTCTGGCGTTGGAATTTATAAGATATTTAGTGATAGTGCAGAAGGATATAAACACCATTTACTTGCTATTGACCCTGCTAACTTCTTTTGCCAACCATACGGAGGTAGCAATTTAGAAACACACCAATTTTGCGGAGAGGTTGGAATAATGAAGACAGAAAGCCAATTATTAGAAGGCGTTGATAATGGATTCTATGATAAAACGGCAGTAGAGCAACTTATAAACTTTACAGGAGAGAATAGAGATTTCTTTACTGATGTAAACGACCAAAGAAAAGCCCAAGAAGAACGATTTAAAATATTAGGAATACAAAGCAATGATGCCTTTTTAGAAAAGACTTATTCAATGGTTGAGGCATATATCACCGTAAAAGGAATAAGATATTATGTTTTATTTGAACCAAAGAGCAAAATTGCAGTTAGACAATGCAAACTAACAGAGGTATTTGAGAGCAACCTTTATCCTTATACTTCATTTTCACCAAAAGAAGATATTAACAACTTCTGGGCTATTGCACCTGCAACTGATATAAGAGCAAGTTGTGTGGCAGAAAGAACCATAGTAGATGAGCAAATCAACAACTTAATGCGTCAGAATAGACCCGTTAGGTTTTATAACCCAGATATTACAGATAGACCACCACAATACTTACCTGACTTTTGGATGCCAATTAAGAGTGGTAGGAGTGTATCAGAGGCATATAGCATAATGGCAACGCCTGACATTGTAGATAAATCAATGAAAGTTGTTGACTTTTTAAGAAGTTTGAGATCAACAGATAGTGGAACAACAGGAGGAGTGCAAGGAAATGCTGAAACAGACAAGGTTGGTATTAACCAAATGAACTTGTATCAATCGGCAACAAAACAAGATTATCAAAACGAAAGCCACGAGGAATGTGTTAAACAATTAGGATTACGCTACTTATATGGCGTTAGAGAACACTTATCAGAAAAGATTGCCGTTCAAATATTAGGCAAGAACGGACTTGAAATGCAAATGATAACCAAAGATGATGCTGACCCTGATTTTGATGTAATTATTGAGGACAACAACAAAAAGATATTTGAGAACAAAGAGGATTTAGTATTAAAACAATGGTTATTTAATCACCCAAGCGTAATTCAAAGTGCTAACCCAAAGAAACTTTTAGAAGAAATGTTTAAATTGGCAAAGTATGACAGCAGAGATATAAAAGAATTTTTACAACCTGAATACTACTCTTCAAGAGAGCAAATTGAGAATAGCGAAAACGCCTTTAACAAGATTTTAGAAGGTAAAGAGCCAAAGTTTTATCAAAGTGCCGATGAAGTATTTGTTAAGAACTTTGGAGACCTTTTATTAGAAACCGAAGGTATCCCAGAAAAGAAACGCCCAATATTAGATACTTATTTCCAAGCAATATCAGAAATAGCAAAAATGAACCAAGCAAAGAAAGCCTTTATAGATATGGAAATGGCTAAACGCCAACAATTACAAGCCCAATTACAGCAAGGAATACAAACACCTATGGGAGGCGATACAGAGCAACTACAACAAGAACAAGAAGTAGAGCAACCACAACCCATACAACAACCAATGACACAACCTATATGAACATACAAGAACTAAAAGACAAAATAAACGAGATAAAAAAAAGAGACTTAGGCGATTTATCCTTACAAGCCATAGATGATTGGGAAAGCCAGATAAAGAACTATGAAATACTTAAATCTTTATACGACCTACCACAATTTAGGGACATAATAAGCGAATTTGAAGGGATAATACACAATGTCAAAGAACTTTTAGCCGAGCAGGAAGTAAACAACGATGAAGATATACGCAAACGCCAGCAACTTATATCAGACAAGAGAGTATTTGGAACATTTTTAAATAGATTTGCTATTCCTGATTTAAAGGAAATAGAAAACGAAGTAAATAAAAATTATAAGAACTTTTATGAAAAACCTACCGAAATTAAAGAATGATACCAAACTAACATCTGGCGAATGGTTATTGATTGATACCGAAAATGGATTATGGAATATTGTTGCTTTTCCCACCGGAGGACAACTAATTGAAGGAACTAACAAGAAAATGGCAGAGATAAGCGATAAGAAATGGGATATAAAGACAACAAGAATAGTTGATACTAAAACAGCACTTAAAATGGGATTGATAACTTTAGAAGGAGAAAATTACAAACTATCAGAAATAAGTATGGAAAATATAAAGAAATTCGTTAATGGTGTTAAAGGTCAAAATAAATAATTAAAATATATGGCTAAAAAAATACAAACAAAAGAAATAGAAACAGAACCAAAGGAAGTAAAGGAAGTAAATGAAGTTAAATTAGACCACGAACAATACATTAAAAGCTTAAATATCCCTTTTACACAATGGTTTGAAGTAGTAAAGTTTAACGAAAAATACCAAGTTATTAAGGGAGGACAATTGATTGGAGAATACCTTGATAAGAAAAAAGCAGATTATACGGCTAACTTATTCAATATGTCAGAAAAGAGAGCTTTAAGAGATTATAAAAGTTAATTAAAAAGTGGTTATCGCACCAAGACAAAAACGAAATGGCTATCCACCATTAACGGAATAAATAAGTTGCTCCCATAAGAGCAAAGACAAACAAATTTATGGAACAAAACGAATTAGAGGATATGATTAAAGCCGAAGTTGAAAAACGGGAAGCTGAAGAATCAAAAAATCCTCAACCACAGGAAGAAACACCTGAGACAAAAATTGAGACGGAAACTCCAGAAACAAAGGAAACAAAGGAAGAACCGATTAAAGAAGACAAAACAGAGCAAAAGATAGAGAAGAACATTAAAACTATTCCATTATCAGCTCACATAAGAGCAGAGAAGGAATACAAGGCAAAAATTGCTGAACTTACAGGAGAATTAGAGAGGTCAAAACAAGCTAATCAACAACCTACTCCAAAAGAATTAGAGGAACTATTTGAACAATATGGAATTGATGAAAGTGCTAAACCATTTTTTAAAGACCTAATTGGCTCAATAGAAAACAAGTATTCTGATAAATTTAAAATATTAGACGAATACCAATCCAAAACAAAGGAGCAACAGGAACAACAAGAACTTGTTGAGTATGTTGATAAGCAAGTAAGCGAAATATCTGATTTAATCCAAAAAGAACACGGCAATAATGCCCCAGAAGTATTAAATAAATTAAAGATTAAAATATTACAAGAGGGCTTATATGCTACACCGCCAGAATTAGTTTATAAAGGATTTGATGAGTTTAAGCCGATAAAAAAGAAAATGTCAGCAGAAACTCCAAGCCCATCTCCGAAAACCGAGATATTTGATAAAGAAAATGCAACCTTTGACGATGTCAAAGCAGGGAAAATAAGTGCAGAAGAATTTATCAATATTCAAAGAAAGAAATTTGGACAGGAATAGGTGGTTAGATAGTAAGCTCTTTTACAAGATTTACAAGAATATATGGCAAATAGCACAAGTGCAGCCAATCCAGAATTATGGTCATCGTTATTGGAACAAGCATTGAGAAAATCAACTCTTTTTAGAGAAATTGCTTCTTTCAAGGAACAAGCTGGATTAACATATGGCGATACAATTCACAGACCATACGCAAGCGATGTTTCAGTTGATAGTTATGTAGCAGGAACAGCGTCAACAGCACAAGATATTACAATTACAGATAACTCAATGACTATTGATAGATTTGCAATTATCAATGTATTTGTTGATGACACACAGCAATTACAATCAAGATACGACTTGATGGCTCATTATGTTGAAAAAATGAGAAAGGCATTACAAGAAGATATGGATGCCCACTTCTTGTTAGAAATTAGAAATGCCGTTTCAGATGTTGACGATGCAGACATTGCAGCAGGAACAGCAGGAGACCCGTTTGCAGTTACATCTACAAACATTGTTGATGTATTTACATACGCAGATAGATATTTACTTGCTCAAAATGCAACAGAAGGAAATAGATTTGCTGTCATTACACCAGCAGTTTATCAAAAGCTCTTAACATATTTGGGAGGTAGACAAACACAATTAGGAGACCAAGTTACAAAATACGGATATAAGTCAAAAGGTATGTTTAACGACTTTAAGATTTATGTCTCAAATAACTTACCTTATTCAGCAACTTGGACACCAGCAGATAACCCTTCTAACTCTGCAACAATTACAATTGATTCAGTTGTGTTTACATTTGTTTCTTCAATGGGAACAACAGCAGGTTCTATTTTACAGACAACATCAACAGCACAAACATTGCTCAATTTACAAGCATTGATTAACGCTGGAGGGGTTGGAGATGAAAAAAATTATTATTCTTTAAGTGCCGCCAATAAGAGAAAAGTTAGAAATTGGTATGCAACAGTTGATAACGCCACAGCTCCAACAAAGATAACAGTTTGGTTAGGTGGTAGAACAACTGCTGTAACAGTTGCTACATCAGAAGCATTGGATTTGTGGTCTAATGAGACATTCCATCAATTCTTTGGCATTGAAAAATGCACTGATATGGTTGTTCAAAAAGAAGTTAATGTTAAGAGTGGAGACCAAACATCAAACGGAAAACTTGGAACAACATTCTTGGCAAATTGTGTTTACAAGGCAAAGACATTCTATGAGGGAACTTATAAAATGATTGATGTCAAAGTAACAGAAGCAACAGGCTAATATGGAATTTAAAGATTATTTTGTAATAATCGTTATTTTCGCAATATTATTATTTGGCTATCATTATACTTTTAACAAAAAAGTAGATAATCCAAATTTAGGACTTGTTGTTTGGCAAGATAAAATGGATTTTAGAAATGGATTTTCTGTTAATGGAACTGATGTTTTAAACGCATCAAGAGAAATAACAGTAGCCAAATCTACTAATTCCGGTGATTCCAGCATTGCTGACGACTTAACTGTTGGATCAACAACTGGTGATGGTTGTATCGGAAAATATAAAGGAGGAGTGCTTTATTATATTGACTTTGCAACTACAACTGGAAACGGAACATTTATTGTTACATCAACAAAGCCAACTGGTTGCGATTAACACGATTGTTTCTACACACTACTCCCTTCTGGGAGTAGAATTGTGGAAATAATAATATAAAAAAGCCACACATAAAATATGGAAATAAAAAATATAATTTTAGTTTTATTATCGTTAGCAGTATTAGGATTTGCTGTTAAGCAAGATATGAAATTAGGTGCTACAACAAACCAAATAAGATTAGTTACTTGCACTAACACCACATCAACAGTTGCTACCACAGGAGCAACAACTATTTTAGCTGGCAATAGTGCCAGACAATATGTATCTATTAATGTTGCATCAACATCGCCTGCTGTTTATTTGAATATGGCAAACTCAACAGCAACTGCCGCAGGAATAATAATCCAAGCAAGTGGAAGATACGAAATAACACAAAACAACTTTTATAATGGCGTTATTAAAGCATTGCCAGTTGGAGGAACTGCTGGAACTGTTTATATAACCGAATGCACAGAATAATATATGGCAACACAAATCACCCCTGCTAAAATATTGCCGATAACAAAACAACTTCAAGACACCTTAAATGGTGGAACATTTTATGTTAGAGCAGTTGTTTTGAATGCTAATACTAGAGAAACTATTGATACCATTGACTTAACAGACAATGGAAATGGTTATTTTTACAAGAATTGGAATGTGCCAGTATATCAAGACGAAACATACATTGATATTTTAGTAACAACCTACGATGACAGCGGATATACACAGATAAATGGAATGTATGGAACAGAGAAATTTCAATATGTTATTAGAGACCCAAGAGCAAGTGTTGGAGGAGGATTTGGAATGGAAGTAGATTATGAAAAGGTAAGAAAGATAATTAAGGAAGAAATTGGAAAACTTACTTTTCCATCTTTCCCAGAAGTGCCAGAAACCGACTTATTGCCACTTTTTAATAGATTGTCTCGTTTAGAACAGCTTATTAACGAAAACAAACCAAAAAACCCTGATTATTCAGGGATTTTGTCGTCTATAAACGATTTAAAGACTAAATTGATCGATAAAATTGACAAGAATAAGCCAGAGAAGACAGACTTGAGTAATATTGAAAGTAAAATTGATAGTTTAGAGGGAAAAATAGGAAATAAATTTGAAAAATCGGCAAAAGAAGTTGTTAAAGACTTAATAAGCGTTGTTGAAAAAATACCAGATAACTTAAAAGATTTTAGCAAAAATTTAAAATTTACAGCAGTTTTTCCAGTAGCACTTGAAAAAGAAAAAGACGACGAAGAAACAAAGATGATGGAAGCGTTAAAGAAGAAATATAACCTTGAATGAAGATGAAAAAACTATTTTATTTTATAATTTCATTATTATTATTTGCAAATGTCGCTTTTGCTAGTTGGTATAATCCTTTGACTTGGTTTAGCAAGCCTGTTGGAGATACTATTTCTCCTATGCCAATGTTTTACCAATCAGGGACATCAATTTTGCCGAGAGTAAGACAACTTAATCTTATTTTAGATAGAGGCATAACTGTTGGTAATAGCACAAGCACAGCAACAGGAACAATTAGATGGAGCGGAACTGCTTTTGAAGGATACGATGGCTCTAATTGGGGAAGTTTGGGAGGAGGAAGCTCTGACGCTTTAACATCTACTACCACATTTGCAGGCGATGTAACAGGAACATCGTCTTCAATGCTTTTATCAAAGATACAAGGTAGAACAGTAACAACCACTCAAAACCCTTCTATTGGATATATTTTAAAATGGGACGGTACATATTGGAATTATAAACCAGACGATACGGGGGCGGGTGGAGGTATTACATCTATTAACTCACAAACAGGAAGCTCACAGACGATTACAACATCGTCTCATACAGGAAACATTTTTTATATAGGTTCATCTGCCGACACCCACACTCTTTATATTCCAACAAATCCTATTTTCACAGGAGTATCAACGACTAACGCTACATCTTCTAATTTAAGAGTTTGGGGAACTACAATTTTAAATGGCAATACAATGCCAACGACTACTTGTGCTACTGGTGAAATGCCCGTGGCTTATTCAAGTGGAGTATTGCAATGCCGTGCAACATCAACTTTGGGCTTACAATCAACTTTAACTACTGGAAACCTTACAGCAGGAACAGGATTGTCTTTTGATAACACAAGGCAAGTAATTGGAGGTGCTGCACAGATTAGCGTTGCCACTGGATATAACCTTTTAACTGATGCCTCATCAACTGAATTTGCATCATCATCTAATAAAGTAATAAAGACTGCCCCACAATGGGATAGCACCTATACCATAGTAAATAACTCATCTACCAATTGGACAACTGCTTATAATACAGTAAATAGTTCTTCTACTTATTGGGACACAGCATATAACAGAGTAAATGGAACTTTAAGTGATGGAAAGTATTGCACCTACGCCAGTGCCACAGGAAAAATCAGTTGTAATTCAACGCCTTCTACTGGTATTACATCGTTAGCAGGACAGACAGGAGCAACACAGACTTTTTCAACTACGACAGGAACAGGACTTTCGTTTAAAGTAGTTTCATCTGCTAATAATCACGACTTTCAAGCAAGTATCGCTAGTGGATACAACCTACTTACTGACGCTAGCTCAACAGAGTTTGCTTCTAGCTCAAATAAGGTAATAAAAACTGCTCCTAACTGGGACAGTGCTTATGGATTTGCCCACGCAACAATGACAGAGAGTATCATAGGAATTGACTTAACTGGACAAGCACTCTCATTAACTTCTGGCTACATAATCCCTACAACTGCAAGCACAACAGATTGGACATCATCATCAGTTGCGCTAAACACTAATGATTCAAATTGGACAAGCGCTTATACGATAGTTAACAGCTCATCTACCTATTGGGACACAGCCTATAATAGGGTAAATGGAACTTTAACAGATGGCAAATATTGTACTTATGCAAGTGCAACAGGTAAGATTTCGTGTAATTCTACTCCTTCTACTGGTATTACATCTTTGGCAGGACAGACAGGTGCAACACAAACTATTTCTACCACAACTGGAACAGGATTATCGTTTAAGGTTGTTTCATCAGCTAATAATCACGATTTTCAAGCAAGTATCGCATCTGGTTATAATTTAGTTACCGATGCAAGTTCTACTGAATTTGCCTCAAGTTCAAATAAGGTTATTAAAACAGCACCAAATTGGGATACTGCTTATAGTGTAATTAACTCCTCTTCTTCTAATTGGGATATAGCACATAATAGAACTACAAAAGGAACCTTAACTGCAACAAAACTTTGCACTTGGAATGCAGGAGGATATTTTGACTGCAATACTGACCCTTCTGCATCATCAGGATTTACTACAACATCTATTAACAACTTTGCTACTACTACATTTTCATTTGCCACAGGAACAGCGACGGGAATTGGATTGACGATTACAACATCAACATCTGCTGTTACCTTTACCCCAACAGTATCTAGTGGCTATGGAATACCATTAACAGCATCAAGCACCGAATGGGCAAACGCCTATAACAGAATTTATGGAGGCACAATGACAGATGCAAAATACTGCACATACGCTTCGGCTACTGGTAAGATTTCGTGTAATTCTGAAGGTGGAGCTGGTGGTGGATTTACAACTACAACATTTAAAACAGCATATCAAAACTATGCTACAACAACTCTTAATTTTGCTACAACATCAGATACTAATTTAGGATTAGCAGTTTTAATAGATACTACAGGAATAACTTTGACTCCTCAATGGACTGGAACCTTAGCAGACGCTCGTATAACATCAGCTAATAAATGGAATGCTTTAGATACGGCTTCATCATCTTGGAATAATGCAGGGAATTTGGCTCACGCTACGGCCACGGAGAGTATATTAGGCATTGATTTAACAGGACAAGATTTTAGTCTAACTGCGGGTTATGTAATACCTTCTACAACAAGAGCAACTACTTGGGACGATGCTTATACAGAAAGAGTGGATACTTGGACATATCCATTACAATTAAGTTCTAATGTCGCAAGCATTGCATCAAATTATTTTTTAACAACATCTACTGAGTTTGGTGGTGATGTATCAGGAACTTCATCAGCAATAGTAGTTGCAGATGATAGTCATTCTCACGGAATAACAACAGGAGGAAGTGGAACTACAACTATTAAAACAAATGGTGTTATCTTTGGATATTCACCAACAAGAATTGGGCAAGACGACAGATTTACCTACAACACCTCAACTGACTTATTTACCTTTGGAAATGGAAGCACAACTAACTTTACTGCTACAAACATTTGGGGAACAAAGTTAATTTATACTAACGCCTCAACAACAAACATCACTGCATCAGGAAACGGCTATTTTGGAGCAATCCCTAGTGCTGGAAATGTTAGCTCAACTAACTTAACCACAGGAAACCTTTACGCCACAGCAATACCTTCTGCTGGTAATGTATCATCAACTAACTTAACAACTGGTAATCTTTATGCCACTTGGATTTCGGCAACAAACGGCTCTACAACAAACTTTACAGTAGGGACAAATTCCTATTTAGGAACTGTTAAGAGCGGAACTTGGAACGGCACTCTTATCGGATTAACTTACGGAGGCACAGGAACATCTACCACCCCTACAACTGACCAAATATTGGTTGGAAATAGTGGTGGAACTTATGATTATAGAAGATTAGTTGCTGGTAGCAACATTACCCTTTCAACATCAACAGCAGGGCAAATTGTGATTGCCTCAACTGCTTCTGGAAGTGGTGGAACGACAGTATTTGTAACCACAACACCATCATTGATTATCCCTACATCAACGATTTCAACTTATGACTTTGCATTAGGTTCTACTGCCACAGCAACAGCACCTTTCTGGTGGGATATTAGTGCTACAACATCATATATTGGAACAGCAGGTGCAGGAGATGGTGCAATAGACTTTACTCATAACGGAATACAAGCGATGACATTGGGATACGATTATTCAGCAGGATTGTTTAGATTTTCAACAACTACTGACTTTTCAGCAGGAAATGCCCTATCTATCTCTACTAGCACATTAGCTATTGGATTGGGTGGATATTATGGTTCTGCAACAGAATGCGACTATGGAACATCTACAAGTGCCACAACTACGATTGACTTTGCATCTACAACAAAACCTTGTTTCTCAAATATGGCAAGAGTTGAGATTGCAACCACAACATCAGTTTTATCAATCGTAAACCCACCATTAAACGGCAATCTTGATATTAGGATATTTCAAGGGAGTTCGGTTACAACGACATTATCCTTTGCTAGCAACATAGCATTTGAATATGGATTTTTACCTTCATTACCTTATGGAACATCAACAGAGAGTTTGATTTCGTGCAAATATAGAACAGTGGCAGGTAGCAATTCTACCAAAAACTTTAAATGTCAATTAAGTAAGGACTTTAAATGATAAAAGAAATCTTATACAAATTTTATAAGAGATTTGAAAAGTGGCTTATAGCAACAGGCATTATTGTTGTTGCTTTTGGAGCAGGAGAAACACAGTTTCAGAAAGGTGGTTTGCTTTATGATGGAATATCTACTCAAAAGGTAGTAGAGAAATTTGCGTTGGCAGATAACAGAATTAAGAGCAAGTATCAGTTAGACGGCACAGCATTAAAAATAAACGCCATTGATAAGAACAGCGTTGCAGTTAATTTAGGAGATAAAACAAAACCAGAATTTGAACCAAAGTTAGAGATAACAAGGTGGGAAGGCAAAGCAAAATTTTCTATTAAACCAAAAGGGTTAGATATTATCCAGAAAAAAGATAAAGACCTTATTTTTGAAGGCGATAAAATAAAGTTTGAAACTCCTGATATAACCTACGAATACTTTGATTCCCCTACATCAACAGAAGAAGGTGGCTATGAGTATCAACTTGTTTTAAACAAGAAACCTGCTACAAGCACCTTTTATTCAACCATAGATAGCACAGGATTGGAGTTTTATAAGCAATTACCTTTAACACAGGAAGAACACATAGAAGGAGAAACTTGTTATGAAACTTACTGCGAAAAAGACGGACAAAGAACAGCAGAACGCCCTGATAATGTAGTTAATTCATACGCTGTTTATTATTCAGAGAGTGGCGATTATTCAAAAATGGGAGGATATAATTTTAGAGCGGGCAAAGCATTCCATATTTACAGAGTAAAAGCGATTGATGCTGACGGATTAGAATTATGGTGCGACCAAAACATCTATGGCAATACACACGAAATAAGTTGTGATTGGAATTGGTTAGATAAGATAGCGAAGTATCCTGTTATAATAAAATGAAAAAAATAATACTAACATTACTTATATTATTTTTAATACCACTTACTACAAAGGGTGCTACTTTTGGTTATACGAGCGTTGGAGCAACAGAAGTAGACCCAACGGTAAATGGTAGTTCGCATCATTATTATTTATCTAATCAAAATTCTACTGTAAGTTCAAATGGAACAATTAGTAGTGTAAGCTTTTATGGTTATGGTAATTTTAGCAATGCTTGTGGATTAGGAGTGTATAAAAATAATTCTGGAACCTATAACTTAATAGATAATGGAAGTTTTTTTAATTGTGGTGCATCTGCTCAATGGAATACTGATAATACTATAAGTGCAAGTGTTGTTTCAGGAGGAATATATTTAGCAACTTTTGCTATTAATGATGCAGGAAAATATTTTAGAGATTCTGGAAAATCTGGAGATGGAAGAATTGCATCTAATATAAAAGATTCATCGGCTTGGTCAGACCCAATGTCTACATCTAACTATTCTTATAAAGTTTCTGTTTATGCTACTTATGACTCTCCACTTTCTTATTCCCGCAACTCCACCACCACTATCAACAATGGTCGTATTCAAATAAATAACGGCAGACTTAATATAAAATGAAAAAAATTCTTATTACAATTTTATTTTTTTTATTTATTTTGTCAGGATTAACCTACTGGGTTTTTAAAGACAATATTTTGAATGTTTGGATCAGTGATAAAACTGTAAAAATAGCCTATGTTGGGAAAGAAGCTCCTTATGAAAATAACGAAATAGAAAGTAAAAGGACAGAAAATTCTATTATTATTTCTAAAGGAATAAAAGATGAAAATCATATATTGGTAGAACAAAGATTTTATCCTCAACCTCAGTTTATAAACTTAAATGGCTGGAAATATATAGAATACAAATATGAACCTAAATTAGTTTTTGAATTTAAAGAAAAAATAAAAACTTCTTTATTAAATATAGCTTATGCTGCTTCCGGAAATATAAAATTTGCTCCTACTAATGGAGATGGATATGTAAAATATACAAATGGAGCTACTTGGTCAACTGCCAGAAATGCCTTATCTGGAAACGGAGCAGATAGGTCAACCTCTCTTATTTATTCTCCTTATGTTGGAAAAACTTTTGCTGGAGCTTTTGATATTTATAGATTTTATTCTCCTTTTGATACTTCTGCTTTACCAGATAATTATAGCGTTTCTTCTGCAAGTTATTGTTTTTATGTTGCCTCTAAATCTAATGGAGATAATGATGGAGATGATTGGATAAATGTTTTTAGAACTTATCAGGCATCATATTTTAATCTTGTAAATGCCGATTTTAATATTTCCGCCAAATGGGAAACATCTACTGCTGGGGCAACAGCGATAGATATTGGGAATATAACTACAGGAGCATACAATTGTTTAACAATGAATGATACTGGAATAAGCTGGATTTCTAATACTTCTACTACAGCAATAGGACTTTTAGAGGGACACGATGCTATAAATTCTGCTTATGCTGGTTCTAATAATACATCTAATCATATAAGAATATATACTTCTGAAACTACAGGAACATCTAAAGACCCTTATTTATCTGTAAACTATGCTCCAACAATAGAATGGCTTAGAGGATATGATGGAAGAATCAAAATATTCATACCTAAAGAAAATATACCAACAAGTAGTGAAGGATTTCCTTATGAATTGGTTTTAGCAACTACTTCAGGATATTCATTACAGCAAATGCAATGGATTTTTAATCAAATGAATGTTTCTTCGCCCTGGTTGAGAATACAACCGGCAACAGATGATGGCATAACTCAAATGTATGGTGAAGTAGAAGATTGGAATACAACATCTAAAATGGCAAGAATATGGGTTTCTAAATTGGGTTGGGAACCTTCTACAACAACAAATCTTATTTTTTATCTTTATTTTGATAAAAATCATAGCACTTCAACATATTATGTTAGCAAAATAACAGACGGAGGAGATAAGGGAAATGTTAATGCTTGGAAACCTGGATATTTTCAAAATGTATTTAATTTTTCTAATACAACAACCGATAGTATTAATCAAACTGGTGTTACTATTATTGGAACAGAACAATATGTAGCAGATGAAAAAGGTTTTGAAAATTCTGCTTTTTATTTTGATGGTTTTACTTATTTAGTTCCAGGAACGCTTCCTGTTCCGACAAGTAGTATATTTATGAATACCTTTAAAATATCAAATGTTTTGCCTCCTGGAACTTATACATTTTTTGATTATCATTTTTTTAGCTCTCCAGAAGATCCGGCAAATACAACGATGAGAGTTTATTATGAACAAGGAATGGGAACAAGCAGTATTTGCATAAATATAGGAGAAGAACTTGGTTCTTATGATTGTGGAAATTGGATTCCAGATGGAGAAAGTCATATTATGTCTATTCATTTTAGACCACATGAAGTTGGATTAGTTAATTGTATCTATGTAGATACTGTCGAAATTGCTTGTGAATCTCCTTTTTCTGCTGATCCAGGTTCTGCCGCTTTTGTTATTGGGGGAGAACACGATGGTTCTAATCCATTTTTAGGAAGTATGGGATATTTTTGGGTAAAAGGAAGTGTTGAAGGAGATGATGATTATTGGTATCAAAGTCTTTATAAAAATTTTAATAATACATTATTAGAATATTTACCTAATTATAAAATGATACATTATTAAAACTTATGGACAAAGATTGTTATGTAGATAAACCAATGCTTTATTGGGTAATAGGAATAGCGATTACAATATCATCAGCAGTTATTGCTAACTCTTTTGCTAACCAAAAAAGAATAGAAGATAGCACAAACTCTCAATTAAAAGAGAACAGAGAATGTATAACTCAAATGAAATCAGATATTTCTGAAATAAAGACCGACATTAAGTGGCTAAATGAAATGAGAAAAAGTGGTGAATTGGTTATTAAAAATCAAACATCAATAAAAGTAGCATCAACAACAAAAGCACAATGAACAGTAAATTTGAAACAATTAAAGGAGGACTAAAACCTTTGCCACAAGACGACAGAGATTTTAAGATGTATGCCGTTTTTGGCACTCCTGATTTAAAAGAACTGCCTAACGAGTTTATTATTAAGCCACTTGAAATAAAAGACCAACAAGATTTGGATTTTTGTGCAGGATTTACAGTTGCAGAAGTATCAGAAGACCAAGAAAAGATTGCCCTTGACCCATACTTTCAATTTGCAATGGCAAAAAGAATTGAAGGAGATTATGAAAGTTGGGGAACAGATTTGAGAACAGCTTGTAAAGGGGCTTGTGATTATGGCTCAATACCTGCTAATACTACTGATTATGTTTATCCTAACTTTACAAGAGATTTTTTAGCAAATTGGAAAAATTGGGAAAAGTATTACGATATAGCAACAATTTATAAAAAGAAATCATTTTTTAGTGTTGACTATTTTGGAGTAGATAAATTTGACCAAATAAGATTAGGAATTTGGCAACACAAAAAAGACAATAGAACGGTAATTACGGGTGCAATGTGGAGACCAGAATGGCAAGCAAAAGACGGAAAAATACCTTTAACTTATGGAGCTTATGGAACGCCACACGCATTTAAAATTATTGGTTGGAAGGGTGATGACTTGGTTTGCCAACTTTCTAACGGAACAGATTTTGGCGATAATGGCTTATTTTATATGCCAAGACAAGTTGCCAATAAAGAACTTACTTATGGAACATTTATGCTAATTGATATAAACCCAGACGAAGCAAAGTACCGCCATCAATATCCTATTTTAATAGCAAAATTATTAGTCCAAATTAAAAAATTAAAAGATTTACTTTCTAAAAATATATGACAATAAGTGATTTACAAGATAATGTCGCAACAATAGTAGAGGAAACTTGGTCGCAAGCAGAGTTTTTAGTGCGTTTAAATAGAGTTGTAAAACAAGTTTTGTCTGACAGAGATTTTAGTGCCAAAGAGTATAAGACCGCTTATACCACAAGCACATCATCGCAAGCATTGCCTACTAATAACATACAAGTCAATAAAGTAATGACATCTGACGGCTTAATAGAATATCAAAGAATACCATTTAACCAACAAACCACATTGGGAACTTACCAATATTGGATAGACGAAGCTAATAGCACGATTTATTTTGGAGGAAGTGGTGCGACAGTCAACTTATTTTGGCAATTACAATCAACTGATTTAACTATATCAGACACTCTGCCTTTGCCATCACAATTTCACGATGTATATTTAGCAGGAATTTTAGTTAATTACTTTTTAGGAGAAGATGTTGATGATGTAAACGATAAAAAAGCACAACATTGGTCGGGAGTGTTCAACAGTTTAATGCAGAACATAAGAGATTGGGACGCCAAAATAAAATGCAACGAGATAAACTCACAACCAAGAATATATAGCGACGAATACTTAATTGCAAAAGGAATAGTAAATTATTATGATTAAAATTTTACCTATAAAAAACTGGATAGACGGTTGGATAAATAAGATTGAGGATAGAAGTATTCCACGAGGCAGTTTTTCTGATGGCTTAAATTGGCTTTTACAAGGAGATAAAGTTGAATTGAGGAGAGGTTCAAAGATTTTAGGAACAGAAATAACTGGGACTGGAAGTATTAATGGAATACATACTGCTTATGCTCCAAATGGAGATGAAATTTTAATGAGGGCATATACTACTAAACTTTTATATTCAACTGACGGAGGGGTAAATTGGACAGAAATTGGCACAGATATTTTAGTAAATGAAGATGTTAGCTTTGCAAATTATGCTTCTATATCAGGAACACAGGTTTGGATTTGTTCGCCAAATCAGACAAAACTTATCAAAATAATGACTGCTAATATGGACAGTTATACTGATGTCTATAATTCGGCAATAAACTTTTTAGGACACATAAAGATTATTAAGAATAGAATGTGGCTTTGGGGAAGATTACAAAGTCCATCAACTATTTACCTTTCTTTTATAGATAGTTTAAAAAATACAACTGTAACAGCAGAAGTGATTGCAACAGGAACAGGAGCAACAACATACACAGGAACACTTGCATTTAAAGCGGCAGGAGCAAGACGAACTTGTTTTGCAATATCAATAGTAAATGTTTCAGGAACAGTAGAAACCTTTACCGACAATAGAGATGGCACACTTACAGGAAGTTTAGGTGGAACAGGAACGATAAATTATACATCAGGAGCATTTTCCGTAACTTTTAACAGTGCTGTTGCATCAGGAAATATAACAGCAACTTATCAATGGGAAGATAGCGCAGATGATGGAATTGCTGATTTTACTTATTCTGGAACAAGAGTAGCAGGAGAAGGCACTTTCTTTTTACAAGGAACAGGTGGAGATGCAAAAAACATTTATACCTACAACGATACTCAATATGTAAAACACGAGAAAAATTGGTGGGTAATTAAACTAACAGTAGACGATACTGACGCAGTAAACGAAATTTGGAGGCAAAATTTAGGTTCTAACTCTTTAAGAGGAGCAATAGACACAGGAGATGGTATTTATTTAATAGATGATGCAAACACTTCTGATACTAAGATTAGATTAATGCAATATTCTGATGCCAATGACCAAGTAGTTCCTCAAAGCATATCAGACACTTTAAATTTGTCAGGATATGTATTTGATAAAGCTTGTGCTTACAAATGGGGAGATTATGTATTATTTTCCTGTAAATACGGTAATAGCACATATAACAATAGAGTTTTAATTTATAATCTTCTCTATAAAAAATGGGAAGTGCCACAAAATTATAATGTTTCTGATTTTACTACTTATAGCGGAGCATTAATAGCAGGAGATAGTGTTTCGAAAAATGCTTGGGAATTATTTAGTGGATATGATGATGATGACGCAGATATAAACAATAACTTAATTTTAAACCTTGACGACTTGGGAGAAGAAAACTTAAAGAAGTTAAAGAAATTAAGAATACAAGGGGAAATACAAACAAATCAAGCATATAAAATTTATGGAGCAGTAGATAATGGAGGATATGTAGAATTAGGGACAATATCAGGAACAGATACGCAAGTTGATAAAGCATCATCTACTACTATCGGATCATCGGTATTAGGTAAAAAAGAAATAGGAGGAGGAACAATTATTACTGCCTATAACTACGATAAAACAATAAATATATCTGATAAATTAAGTAAGTTTCAAAAAATAAAATTAAAGTTTGAGGCAACTGGTATTGGATATGTAAGTATCAGCGAACTTCAATACTACGATATAAGGTCAAAAGAATTAAAACCACCACAAAAATATATATGAAAACAAAAAAACAAAAAGGAATAGTAGAAACACTTTTATTGCTTGGATTAACAGCGATAGTTTCTGCTGGAATTTATTTTTATAACAAAACATCAAAGACAAATAATTTAGGAGCAATACCAAACGAAGTTGCCTTTTTTGAGGATAGTTTAGCATCAAAAATTACATCAACTCAAACGACTTTGACTCTTGTTAAAGGAACTAACAAGACAGGAAATATTGCAAGTTCTACTTACGGATTTGTAATTGATGAGGGTTCTTCATCAGAGGAGGTTGTTATTTGTGATTGCACAGCGACTGCTTGCACAAATTGTAAGAGAGGAATATCAGATGTTGACGGACAAACAGAAACCACTGCCTTAAAATTTGAACATCGCAGAGGAGCTGTTGTTAAAATGACAGACCACCCTTCACTTGTAAGATTGATAAGAAGTGTCAACGGAACAGACGCCATAGACGGAACATTATATTACAAGACAGCGGTATCAAGCCCATCATCAACAGCGATAATAGACAGGGCTTGGTTAGATACTACATCAACGGCTAACTTTGTTTATTTAACAGGAGACCAAACTATTGCAGGAGAAAAAACATTTTCTAACACCACTACATTTAGTGTCCCAGTAGTAGCAAGTTCTGTTCCAACCGATAACTCACATTTAGCAAACAAACTTTATGTTGACAGTGTTGCTATTGCTGGCGCCCCAAGTTCTTCGGAATCCGTTTATGGTATTTCTAAATTATCAGTTGCTCCAGTCAACGCTAACTTTCCAATAGCATTGGGACAAAATGACCCTGTTATAAATAAAGATTATATTTATTCATCTTTTACAGCTGGTGAAGAAATTGCGTCAAATGATGCAATAGCTGTTGCACATAGAGATAATTGTATTATTTATAACACAACAACAGAACAATTAACTGCTGAAACTGCAACTACTGCTAATTTATGGTATTATCAGAGTTTTACTGCTCCTGCTGGAAGTCCAAAATTTTATGGATTTTCTATGATAGCTGATAATGTTGGTGGTGCGACAGCTTCATTTAATGCTTATCTTAATTCAACTGCTACAACGACCAACGCATTATTCTCTTGCCCTGTATCCGTAAATACTGGTGCTGTAAAGTCAATAGGAAATGTTTTTGGGTGTTCTACAAGCACAGGAATAACCTTAACGGGAGGAAATACTTATTATTTGATATTATCAAATAATTATTATATGAGAACTTATGTAACAACAACTAACGCTTATTCTGGAGGAGTTTTTGCAACATCAACTGATGGGATAACTTGGCAAACAGAAGCAAATAAAGATGCTTTGTTCCAAGTATATTACTTAACAGGAACAGATAACTATGCTTATAAAGCTGGAACGAGTAAATTTGTTTCTGCTTCTTCTACTGTATTAGGAAGATATGTCTTAAAAGCTGATAAGGATTGCAGATATAACTTTGTAGGGTTTGCTTCTTCTTCTGCAAGCACAGGTGCATCTGTGAATGTTAGAACAGCAGGACTGATGACGGGATTTAGCGGATTAGACACTTCATCAATTTCAAGAACGAAATATTATACTCAAACAGCAACGTCAACTGAATCAAATTTAGGATTAATTGTGAATAGTGCTTCTGCATATGCAGATTATGAGGTCGGGTATGCAATGAATAGCTCAACTATCTTAATAAATAATTTAGACCACGAGTAATCTATGGCAACATACCAAGATTTATTTAACCAATCAAAACAGTTATACAAGGTAGCAAAGCCCTATGCTACCTTGCAACCTACTGCTAAAAATATAGTTAATATAACAAAGCAATTGGCAACCCCAAAAGCTCCTGCTCAACCAAGAGTAGCAACACAAGGATATTCAAATGCCATTGATACTGATGCAGCAGAAATGAAAAGATTGGCAAGCTTACAACCAACGCAAACCCCTACTACTCCTACCACTCCCGCAACTCCAACAGTTGGCGGATTTGACTTCGGGAATTACTCAACATCTTTGACTAATTACTTAAACGCCATTAAACCACAAACACCAGAAGAAAGGATTAAACAACAACAAACCTATTACGAATTACTTAAACAGCAATATGACCCACAAGTTGCAGCAACAACTGCTGTATATGGAGATATACTTGCAAGACAACAAGAAGCAAGTAAAGGAGCAATAGGACAAACAAGAGCAATGGCAAGTGCCGCAGGATTAATAGGAACACCAATGGGACAAGCCCAAGTTCAAAGAACAGCAGAAAGACAAGCTAATATAGAAAAAGCTATTGATATGGAAAAGGGAGTAAAAATACAACAGATTTTAGGAGAAGCCCAAATCATATCTCAAAAAATGGCAGAAGCAGATGTTTTAGCAAAAATGAACTATGCAGATAAAGCGTTAGCAATTCAAAAAGAAGCAATATCACAAGCCAAAACTAACTTATTTGATTTAGCAAAGAGTGGTTATGGTTGGGACGCCCAAACTAAACAATTAGCAGAACAAGCAGGATATACAGGAGATTTGGCAGAAGTGCTTTATAAAGCAAGTATGCCAACAGAAGGAGCTATTGATTGGAAAACTGTTAATGTTGGAGATGGCAAGGTTTTATTTTACGGAGTAAATCCACAAACAGGACAATTAGAACAAAAAACGACTGATGTAAATGTGCCACAAGGATACAAAACAACTTTTGCAAACGGACAAATGTATTATGTGCCAGAGAAAAACGAAGAAGGCGATTTAACAGGGGCGATAAAGTATGAGTCAGAATCAGATAAGAAGTTTAGACAATCAAAAGAACTTGAATATCTTAAATCAAGTTTAAATATTAGTGAAGCAGAGGCGAAAAATAGAATAGAGAGTGCAAGTGGTAAAAAATTCACTGATGCTCAAAATCAGGCAGCAACTTATGGGGTTAGAATAAAACAAGCAGAAGATACTTTTTCTCAAATTGGCAATAACATATCTAAAATGAATCCAGCGGCATTTCAAGTAAATATTAGAATGCCAAACTCACAACAGCCAGACGAAATACAAAGATATTTACAAGCATCACAAAACTTTATCAATGCTCAATTAAGGAGAGAATCTGGAGCAGCGATAGCGCCAACAGAATATGAAAACGCAAGAAAACAATATCTACCAGTAGCAGGAGATACTCCAGAAGTATTAAGACAAAAAGCAGAAAATAGAAGAATTGTTTTAGAAGGATTAAAACAATCTTCAAATGGTGCTTATGATTATTTAAATCAAACATTATATCAACCAACTCAATCAACACCTGATTATAATGATTACTTAGATTACTTAAATACTATAAATCAATAATATGGCATTTAAATTTCCAACAAAAAATATAGGAGCAATACAAAGGGCAACATCAACATTGCCGACTTCAACTGCTCCTATCAATCCAATTAACCCAATATCAGCAAAAGCAAGTGCTATAAATACTGGTATGACAGGAACACCGCCAGAACAACCAAAACCACTAACAGAAGAGCAATATAAAAAAGCAAGAGAAAAATATACTCCAGAACAGATTATTCAATTTGAAAAAGTTAGATTAGGGAAGACACAACCACTAACACAAAAACCAACGGAACAATCAATACAACCAGAAGAAAAAAATATTATAAAAAATATTTTTGGGAATGTTGGTAAGAGTGCTAAAGAGAAAATGGACAAACAAATATATGAAAAAGCATTAAAAGGAGAAACTACTGGTGTTGTTCCTATTGCTATAAATGAAATATTTGCAAATGCAGCAGATGTTGCAACTAATATAGGAGCAGAAATTATCAAAGCACCTCCACAAGTTTTAGCTTCTTTATACACTGCTTTAGGAAAACAATTACCTTCTGCTATTACTGGAAAAGAATATGATGTCTCTAAAGAGAAAGGAGTTGATTTGCCTATTTTTGGAAAAGTAAAACCATATCAAACAATAGGAGTAGAGAGAGCAGAAACAGGTTCTCAAATGCTGGAAAACGCTGGAGTAGAACCAAAAACTGCAGCAGGATTGTCTGCGGCAGGCGCTTTTGCGTTAACAGTCCCAGAGATTATTGGAGCAACTAAAATGACAGCAGAACTTTATGATATTGGAGAAGAAGCTATTAAGAAAATCCCAGAAACTACTAAAAATATTTTTGCTCCTACTACAAAACCATCTAAGATTTCAGAACTTGTTTCTCCAAAGGTAGAAGATACAAGTTTGTCATCAAGAGTTTCAAGAAATATAGAAAGAAGCAAAATTGCTAAACAGGAATTACAACAACAATCTCAACCAGTTCAAAATGCTGTAAAGTATAACATACCTCAAGAGGACGCAAGTTTAATAAATACAGCTAATAAATCAACCAAAAAGGAAATGGCAAAAATGGTTGATGCTTATGAAAACTTTAAAAAAAATCCAAGAACTGCAAATAGACCAGAAAATGTTATAGGAGAAAATATAATGAATAAAGTAAAAGTTGTTTCTGATAATGCTAAGAAAATATCTACTCAAATAAATGATACTGTAAAAAATATATCATCAAAAAAAATAGCAACAGAAGATGTTAGTAGTCAATTTTTAGATGACTTACAAAGGATTGGAGTTGATATTGATGATACAGGAAAACTTAATTTCTCAAATTCTATTATAAAGAATAGCAAGTCAGAACAAAATATAATTGAAGATGTTTGGAACGAATTGAACAAAGACTTAACAGCTGGAAACGCCCACTTATTAAGACAAAGATGGTTTAATGATTTAGATTTGGCAAAACAACAAGGACAAATAACTGGAACAGTCCCACAAATAGTTAATAAGGCAAGAGGTGGTTTAATGAAAAGTATATCAAATGTAAGTAAGGAATACTCTAACTTATCAAAACAAGAAGCAATAAACTTAAAATCATTAAGAGATTTTACTAATTTAGTAGGAAAAAAGTGGACGGGAAAGGCTGATGATATATTACAATTAAGAGTTGGAGAAATTGCTAACAGATTGACTGGAAAGGCGTCTGCTGATGCTTATGCTATTTTAAATCAGATTGATGATTTAGCTGGAAAATATGGATATAAAGGAGGAGTAAGCAATTATGACCTTGTTTTCTTTAAAGATTTTTTAGAGAAACAATTAGGATTAACACAAAGAGGAGGATTAGCTGGACAAGTGCAATTAGGATTGCAACCACAAGAAATGTTAGATGTTGCTTCAAGTGGAAATATTGTTAATAAGATTTTAAGTGGGGCTATTAAAGTAGGAGAAAAATTCGCTGGTATAACCCCAGAAGAAAAAATGCTTATTATCAGACAACTGATAAAATAATTATCCTAATGATGATAATAATATCCAAATAATCAAAACTACCCAAAACCATTTTTTGGTTAATAGTATAATAAAAGTTGATAATATTACATCTATATAAGCGACAAATAATATCGCTCCAACGATTGTCCAAAACATATATTTATTACCATCTTTATACACCGTCTATTATACCTTGTCAAGTGCCGTTATCCACAACTGTTAATAAACTGTGAATAAAGTTTTTGACAGGGTATAGAGATGGATTAAAATTAAGATATACAAGTTATGTATTCCATTGAACAACTAAAAAAGATAATTGAATACTTACAGGCACAAATTAAACTGCTTGACCCTTATGGCGACCTTATCTATCAAACTGTCTTAAAAAATGTCGGCAAAGATTTAACTACTGTTGCCCCGAACGAATTAGGTTGTGCTGAAACTGTTAGCCGAATATTACAACAATGTTTTGGAGACAAGCCAATTACGATTTCAACATACTATTTTTATCAAATCTTTAAAGGAAGTGAAAAATGGAAACAAGTATATAACCCTATTAGAGGCGATATAATTATAAGCCCGACAGGATACGGAAAGACAAAAAATGGTCATATCGGGTTTGTCGGATTAAATAACATCATTTACTCAAACAATTCTCTAACTGGAAAGTTAGAACCAAATTTTACTATTGCAAGTTGGATTGCCCAATATTCTAAAATGGGTTATCCAATTTTTTATTTTAGGCGTGTAAAAAAATAGCACGCATTTTTTAGAAGAGTAAAAATATGAACATAAATTTAAAAAGAGATTTAAAAAGAGAAATTTACAAAAAACTTTATAAACTAACCGACACAAAAGTTTGTGAAAAATGCGGAAAGGAAAGCAAAGCAAGATACTTTGATTTTTTAACAGGAAAATGGCTTTGCCAACAATGTCATTGTAAAAAAATAAAATATGATAATTGATTATATATTTACATTTATCTGGGGATTACTGACAGGAGCCTTTATAACCCTTTTAGCCAGCAAAGAGGTAAATAGTATAGATTAAGAAAGAAAACGGCTTAAAATGGCATTTAAAGCCCAAATAATGCCGTCCACAGCACATTTAAAAGGAGGAGGTTAATATGATTGCTGATAGAATTAGAGGTGCAATTCCAAAGTTGGTGTTAAACAACGAAATAAATGAGGTAATCAAATACCTTATTTATTTGGAGGACAACGGACTGGCAACAGACGATGAAAAAGAAATACTTTATTGTTTAGAAGGGAGGTGATGCATCTACGCTGTCCTAACCCGTCAGCACTATTAACTAACTTATATCAAGTTAATAATTATTAATTTCTAAATGGGGACACTGCCTATAAATCTTACTAACCAATATAAATGTAAGTGCAAAGGTAGGTGTGTCCCCTATCCCCTATTTATGTGTCCATTAAATGTCCTATATTATCTTTTTTTAGATAGGTATTAGTAGGGTAGGGGAGTATCTTTTTAGTTAAATGGGGACAATTCAAGTAGCTCTGTGTTGTCCCCTATAATTAAAAAGAGCTTAAAAGGTCATATAATAAAATAAAAAATATTATGGCTTGCGGTAAAAAAAAGAAAGGAGGTAAGAAAAAATAATTAAAAAAATATGAGTCCATTAACAAAGAAAGGTAAAAAAATAATTAGTGCTATGAAAAAAGAGTATGGTTCTGAAAAAGGGAAGAAAGTATTTTATGCTTCCCAAAATAAAGGAACTATAAAAGGCACTCACAAGAAAAAATAATATGATTTCAACAGAATATATTGCATTGTTAGTAAATATTATTGTTGTGATTTTAACATCACAAGGAATAAAAATTGCCCCAGAACAAGTTAATAGTTTCGTTGTTGTAGCGATTCAAATAATCACGGCTATTTTAGGGTTATTAAAAATCAAAAAGACAGACAACGCAAACTGGTTTGGTGCTATTAAGCGTTGATAAAATAAATGAGTAAATTATGGTTATTATTACTTGCTCTCACTCCCCTGTTAAAGGGCGATGTAAAACAGCAAATAATACTTCCCAACGATTACGAAGTTATTGAAGAAAACACTTTCATTGCAAACTCTCCTATTCCGATATACGCCAAATTATATTCGGCAATAGCTGATGATGTAATAGATGAGAACGAGATTGATAACAAGGAATACAAAAAACCACAGACATATTTAGTTGACGATATTAAACATCCTAAAACTTTGGAATGTTTAATTTCTTGCGAAAGTGGTGGCAATGAAAACGCCATTAACAAAACTTATGTCAAAGGATTTGGAAACGCCAGAGGACTTGTCCAATTTATGCAAAGCACCTTCAATCACTTCTGCGTAAATGAATACAAGTTAGCAAGCGAAAGTGAATATCTTAATCCAGAAAAACAACTTCTTTGTTGTGATCGAATGGTTGATAATAATTTAATCAATCACTGGGAGTGTGCAAAGAATTGCAAAGGATTGGATTAAATCCATATAGGCGACATAAAATATTGTGTCGCCTATTATGGATATTTTAATATAAAAAAACTCCCTCTAAAAAGATAGGAGTTTAAAAATCGTCATTTTCTTTTATTGTTTGCTTGTTCCTTCCAAGTAGCCCATCTACAATTGCTTGGTTCATAGTTTCCATTAACATTTATTCTATCAATAGAAGTTTGTTTTATTTTATATTTTTCACAATGTTGTAAATAAGGAACCAACATATCATCTCTAAAATTTTCAAATTTTAACCATCTATCGCAAACAATTATTCCCCTACCACCATAATGTTTATATGCATTATCATTTTTATTAAAACATCTTTTTTTCATACTATACCAAATTTTATAAAATCTTGTTCCAGACATTCCGTGAGTAATCCTATGTTTTCCTTTAAAACAACCACAAGATATATTATTTTTATTATTTAGATTATATCTTATGTTTGATTCTCTCATTATTTTTTTCTTTCCACAATTCAAGCATTTATATAGATTATATTTATGTCCCCATTTATTAGTATAAATATATTTTATAAAAATTAAATTATTATTCATATTTAATTATATATCGTCATATTTAATTGGTCAATAGATGACGAAAAATATTACAAAATATAACGCAGGAATAGGCAAACTTTTATCCACAGTTTGACAGGGTATTGCAAAGGAATTAAAATTATGATAGATAATATGAAGATAAAAAATCACACACAATTAAATAACTTTTTTGTCAGAGATGGCGAAGTAATAACAAAACAGGTTGTGATTAACCTTTCTTCATTATTGCTTCGCCTTTTTTGTTAAAAAAATAATTAAACTTATGGAACAAAAATTTGTAGTAAGAGATTTGAGGAAAAAAGAAAAATTCCAAATAGACGATGAATATCTTAATGGATATGCAAAACTATGTGGAACAAATGCTACATTAGTTTATCTATGCCTTTGTAGACACGCTGATTATCATACCCAAGAGTGTTTTCCAAGTGTGAATATGATGTCAGAAAAATTAGGAATAAGTAGGGATAGTGTAATGACAGGAATTAAAAATCTTTTAGAGTGGAATATAATTTTAAAAGAGAGAGTTAGAAATCCAAATAACGCAAAATGGATAAATAATTCATATACTCTTTTAGACAAATCTGTATGGAAAGAAAAGCCAAGTCGATTTGAGCCACTTGGAGTAGCCAAGTCGGAAATAGAGGCGAGCCAAGTCGGAAATAAGGGTAAAAGCCAAGTGGCTGTAGTCGACTGTAAGGATACACATAAAGATAAGGATACACATATATATAAGGATTCTACTATCGTAGAGCAACCAGAGGTTGCTAACATAAATAAAATTTTTAATATTCTTTATAAAATAAATCCATCTCTTAACTACGCAATTCCATCTTATCGTAAATCTGCCGAGTGGCTTATAAGCAAATATGGTTTTGAAAAGTCAGTTGGGCTTGCCGAATATGCCGTTTCAATTTTTGGCAAAGATTACGCCCCATCAATTACCAATCCAACAGAATTGAAAAATAAACTTTCTAAATTAGCCGAGTTTGCTAAAAAGAATAAAAAGAATAATTATATAAAACTATGAATAACGAATTATCAACTAAAATATACTGTTTAAAAATGAATGATGGAAATTTAGTTTATTTAGATGAAAAACAATATTCATCTTTAAAAGAAATATTAGAAAATGATACAAAAGCATTTATTGATATAGAGGGTGAAATTATAAATACAAAATATATTATGGGACTTTATAGAACAGAAACAGTTGAGGCAGAAATTAGAAGAAAAAATGGTCAATGGAAATGTGGACACGGACATTGGCATAATAAAGGCGAAGAGTGTGGACATAATATTTTTAGAGGATAAAATCTATGACTCTTAAATCACAAATAATAAAAACCTTAGAAACTTTGCCAAAGACCCGAGATAGCGACCAATATCTAACCTTAATAATTTGGCTAAACCATTTTAAAGAATATATACGCTATGAAAACGGAAAGCCCTATGTTTTTTTAGAGGATATTATGAAACTCCCACGAGAAGATAATATTAAAAGAATAAGAGCCAAACTAAACGAACAAGGGCTTTACTTATCCGATAACCCAAAAGTTTTAAAAGCTCGCAAACAAAAACAAAGTGAGTGGCAAAAAGAATTAGGATATAATTATAAACCAAATATATATTTATGAAAACAACAAAAGAATTTTTAGAAATTTATAAAAATTGGAAAACAAAAAGAGAAAAAGAGATTGCCGAAAAAATCGCCAATCAAGACCCCTTAATAAGAAAAGAAACCAACTGCAAAAAAGTAAGTTGGCGAGATAGAAGTGATATGACTAACAGTGGCTTTTATTTAAAGGACTGGAACTATAAAGGTTATTATGACCAAAGGATATTTTAATAGTAGGGTGTGAGTAACTCCATTTGACACAGTTTAATATACGGTGTATAATGGAAGTAATAAAGTAAAATAAAAAGAGCAACAATATGGCATATACAAACTATCAAAGAGATTATTTCAAAAAGAAATATCTCATCAAAGAACTCAAAGGTCTATCGGCAGTAATAATTTTAGAAACATTATTTATTGCCTTCGTATTTTACACAATGACAAATGTATGAATAAATCATTAAAACAATTATGTAAAATGACAGAGAACGAGTTT